TATTTGGTGACTTCTCACAGTTAATGGTGGGATTATTTGGCGCACCATCAATCATAGTTGATCCATATTCTGGTTCAAAATCTGGTGATGTTCAGATAAGTGTTATGCAAGAAGTTGACGTTGCATTAAGAAATGCAATCTCATTTGCTAAAACAGATGAAATATCAACTGCTTAATTAGCATTAATATTAGGGGGTGGTCTTATGATCACTCCCATTATATATTGTGAGGTATTATGAAAGTTAAAATTTTAGATAAATGTTACACAGGAATTAATGGTAATATGTTCAAAGGTGAAGAGCATGATTTAGATGAACGTATTGCAGAAAAGCTAATTGCCAGAGGTATGGCAGAAGAATTAAAAGAGAAAAAGAAAAAGAAAAGTATTATTAACAGAGCAGTTAAGGCATTAGAAACACCAGAGGATGAGTAATGGCAGTTGAAAGTGCAGCAGATCGATTAATATTCTTAGATGTAGATGATTTTGGAACTACTGCAAGTTATACTGTTCAAGGTGGTGGTGCTGTTAATATTAGTGGGATATTTGATAACGAATTTATAGAGGTGGATGCAGGTGGTACTGTTGGAGTGGCAATTCAGCAACCTAGATTTTTATGTAGAACTAGCGATGTATCTAGCGCTACTGAGGGTGATGCAATAACAATTTTAGGAGTGGCATATACAATTAGGATTGTTCAAGATGATGGAACAGGAATGACAACCTTAGTATTAGAGAAGAATTAATGGCACACGTTAGAAAACAAATAAGAGATGCTGTAATTACTGCTTTAACTGGGTTAACAACTACTGGATCAAATGTTTTTAGATCAAGAATATATCCATTAGAAAGTAATAAAATACCGGGATTATGTGTCTTTAGTAAATCAGAAGCTACAACTTTTGACACATTAAAAAGACCTAGATCGATAAATAGGGTTTTAGAAATTGGTGTAGAAGCATATGTAAAAGCAACAAGCGACTATGATAATACACTTGACACTATTGCAGTAGAAGTTGAAGAAGCTATTGCATCAGATGTTACTTTTAGTGGTCTTGCGAAAGATACACAAGTGACATCTTTTGAAGCCGATTTTAGTGGTGAGGGTGAACAACCTATTGCCATTGGTCGGTTTACAGTTGAGGTGATTTATAGAACCTTAGAAAATGACGTAGAAACTGCAGCTTAAAAGGAGATAAAAATGGCAACACACGCAGGATCAGAGGGAACAGTTAAAAGTGGTGCTAATGACATCGCTGAAATTCGTTCTTTTAGTTTAGAAGAAAGTGCTGACACCATTGAAGATACAACAATGGGTGACACTTCAAGAACATATCTTACAGGATTAAAAACATTTAGTGGTTCTGTAGATGTATTCTGGGATGAAACAGATACAAATGGTCAAGTATCATTTGCAGTTGGTTCTTCAGTAACTTTAGCAGTTTATCCAGAGGGTGACACAAGTGGAGACACTTATTATTCTGGAACTGCGATTGTGACAGGTAGAACAATCACATCATCATTTGATGGTATGGTTGAAGCATCTTTCACTCTTCAAGGTACAGGCGCGCTTACTGCTGCAACTGTTTAAAGGTGATTAATGTCATTAGGTGAACAGATAGCAGCTAGACGTATAAAGCAAAAAAGAACTATTGAAGTTCCAGAATGGGGAGAAGATAACACTCCATTAATTTTATATGCAAGTGCAGTTACTGCAGGAGATATCAATAAGTTGCAGAGAAAGCATAAAAACTTTCTAAATGATATGACTGTAGATGGTATGGTTGATCTTATAATAATGAAAGCTGAAACCAAAGATGGGAATAAGGCATTTACATTAGAAGATAAACCATTTTTAATGAGTGAAAAAGTCAGTATAATTGCAGAACTATCTGCAAAAATGTTTGGCGAAACTGTTTCTGTAGAGGAACAAGAAAAAAACTAAAGAGCGATTTGTTAAGGTTTAATTTGTTAGCTTTGGCAGATCGCTTGCACAAGACAGTTGATGAAGTTGAACATTTAACTTTATCTGATATAAATGAATGGTATGCATATTTTAAGGTGGTAGAAGATGGCAGATCAAAATCTTAAAGTTACCCTATCAGCAGTAGACAAAACAAGACAAGCATTTGCTAGTGTTAGGAATGGATTAGGGAGAATTGGAAGATCAGTTGCTAATATCAGAACTGCTTTAATAGGTTTAGGTGCTACAGTTGCGCTAAAGCAATTTGCAACACAAATAGATAATCTTGCAAAGGCATCTAGCAGATTAGGTCTAACAGTAAACCAAATCCAAACATTACAATTTGCAGCAAGTCAAACTGGTGCTAGTGCAGAAGAACTTGAAAAAGGTCTTACCAGATTTTCAAGAAACATTTCAGAAGCATCTACAGGCATAGGAACAGGTGTTAGGGCATTTGAAGCACTAGGAATACAAATAACTAAGACAGATGGCTCTCTAAAGCCGACTAATGAACTATTAAATGAAGTTTCTGATAGATTAAGTGGAATTAAAGACCCTGCAGATAAAGTTAGAATTGCATTTGATTTATTTGGTAGGTCTGGTGTTAACTTAGTCAATACATTGCAAGCAGGTTCTGGCGAGTTATCTAAATTAAGAGATGAATTTAATGCAGTAACATTACAATTAACTCAAGAAGATGCCAAAGCAGTTGAAGAAGCAAATGATTTATTTGATAAATTAGGCAGAACTTTTATAAGTTTTGGACAAAAAATAACATCTTTTATTTTGCCACCATTATCAAGGTTAGCTAAATTTTTGACTGTAGGTGTAGTTTTAGGTTTTGCAAATGCTATAGAAGCAGCTAGAGATTTTCTTAATTTTTTCGTTACTGGTTATAATAAAATAGCTGATTTAACTCCATTAGACCCAATAGAAAAATTTGGGTTTGGAAAAGAAATGGAGCAAAATTTAAGAAATATAGCAGATGCATTTGATAAAACTGAACAAGAAATAAATCAAGTTAGAATTCCTATTAGTGCAGCAGCTAAAGGTTTTGAAAGAGTTAAGAATGTAGTTAAAGAAACACAACCAGAGTTATCTGCATTACAACAATCATTTAAAGATGTTGGTGATAGAGGAATAAAATCATTAGAAGATGCTCTTGTGGGTGTTGTAGAGGGTACAAAAAGCGCTAAAGAAGCATTCAAAGATATGGCTAGATCAATTATTAGTGATTTAATTAGATTAGCAATACAGAAACAAATTACCGGCCCATTATATGGCGCATTAGGAAGTTTCTTTACTGGTCAAGCTAATACAACAACAATGCCTGCATTTATGGCTAAAGGTGGAACTGCTACAGGTGGAACACCTTATATTGTTGGAGAAAAAGGGCCGGAATTATTTGTTCCCGGTAGAACAGGAACAGTAGTACCTAACAATCAATTAAGTTCTGGTGGTGGTGTTACAATTAATCAAACTATTAATGTAACTACAGGTGTTCAGCAAACTGTTAGAACAGAGATTGCTAACTTAATGCCTAGAATAGCACAAGCATCTAAACAAGCAGTCCTAGAAAGCCGTCAGAGGGGTGGTTCATTCGCAACTGCTTTTGGTGGTTAATAATGGCTATATCTTATCCACTAGCTACACCAACAAATAAAACAATCCAACAAGTTGCCTTTTTTGCTAGAAATACAGTTGCAATATCACAATCACCTTTTACTTATTCGCAACAAGTGCATAAATGGACAGGTCAAAGATGGGAAGCTGATATTACACTTCCACCTATGAAAAGAGCAGATGCAGAAGAATGGATATCTTTTTTAGTTAGTTTAAAGGGTTCATACGGAACATTTTTATTAGGTGATCCATCAGCAATAACACCTAGAGGAACTGCATCAAGTTCTCCCGGCACACCTGTAGTCAATGGTGCTAGTCAAACAGGGGATCAATTAGTTATAGATGGTGCAACAGCAAGTCAAACAGGATATTTAAAAGCAGGTGATTATATTCAATTAGGTTCTGGAGCATCTGCAAAATTTCACAAGGTTTTACAAGATGCTAATTCAGATGGTTCTGGAAATGTAACTTTAACAATATTCCCAGATTTAAGATCATCACCTGCAGATGATGCAACTGTAGTTGTTACAAATGCTAAAGGTGTTTTTAGATTAAATGAGAATGTTGTTAATTGGAATGTCAATGAAGCATCTATTTATGGAATAACATTTGGTGCTATAGAAAGTTTATAGATGACTAGATCAATCACTTCAAATATGTTGACACAATTATCAGCTAAAGAAGTTGAATTGTTTTTGGCAATAAAATTAAACTTTGATAGTGGTACAATCGCATTATGGACTGGTTATGGTGATATCACTTTTGGTTCACAATTATATACTGGTGCAGGTACTTTATTAGGATTTAGTGTAGTAGAAGAAACATCTGAGATTGCTGCTAGAGGTGCGCAAGTTACTTTAGATGGAATAGAAACATCAATTGTTTCATTAGCTTTGACTGAAAGCTATCAAGGCAGACAAGCATTAATATATTTAGGTGCATTATCATCTGGTGCAGTTGTCGCTGATCCCACATTAATATTTGATGGTCGAATGGATGTTATGACTATTGAAGATAGTGGTGAAACTTGCACAATATCATTGACATTAGAAAATAGATTAATTGATTTAGAAAGAGCAAGAGTTAGAAGATATACACCAGAAGATCAAAAGATTAATTTTCCAAATGATAAAGGTTTAGATTTTGTGTCAGATTTAACAGATAAAGTGGTGCAATGGGGTGGAAACTAGAGTTTCAAATTGGGAAAATCTTTTAGTTGAATATTTAGAAGATTGCAGAAATAAACCTTTTAAATGGGGAGAACATGATTGCGCTTTATTTACTGCTAAATGGGAAAAGATATTAATTAATAAATCAAGATTTTCAGAGTTTTTTAACAAATATAAAACTGCTTTAGGTTCTTTTAGGGCATTAAAAAAATATGGAAAAGGTGATTTAGTTAGTACAGTTGATGCTAAACTAGAAAAAATTGACAAGAAAAAAATTACAAGAGGTGATATAGTAAGTGTAAATACAAATGAGGGTATTGCATTGGGTATTTATACAGGTAATAAAATTGCAGTTGTTAGTTTAGATGGATTAATATTTTTATCGCTAGATGATGCGATAGATTGTTGGAGAATATAATATGCCACCAGTAATCGTAGGAGCAGTTGTCGGAGCAGCAGCATCAACAGCAGTTGCATATTTTACAACTAGCTTGGCAACTAGTGCATTAGTTTCAACATTTGCTACAAAATTTGCTATATCATTAGCAGGAAGTGTTGCATTAAGTGCATTATCTGGGAAGCCTAGTGGGAGTTTTGGCGCACAATCTCAAGGTGTTCTTAATCGAGATATAATGATTAAACAAGCGATAACCAATCGCAGGGTTATTTATGGAACTGCAAAAGTTTCCGGCCCACTTGTTTTTATGGAAACAACTGAAAATAATAAATATCTTCATATGGTTATAGCTTTAGCATCACATGAAGTTACAAAAATAAATGCTATTTATATTGATGATGACATTATTGTGTCAGAAGCATTTGGTGATTTGGATGTTTGGGATGGAAGTGGTAATGTCACAACAGGTAAATATAAAGATAAAGTAAGAATTAAAACTCATAATGGCGCATCAAATCAAACTGCTGATGCAGATTTAGTTGCTGAAAGTGATGGTTTATGGACTAACAATCATAGATTACAAGGAATAGCATATGTTTATGTTAGACTAGAATTTGACCAAGATGTTTTCCCTAATGGCATTCCAAATATTTCAGCGATTGTAAATGGAAAAAAGGTTTTCGATCCTAGAGATAGCACAACACATTTTTCAACTAATCCTGCTTTATGTTTAAGAGATTATTTATTAGATACTGATTATGGTTTGGGTGTAAGTTCATCAGAAATAAATGATACAAGTTTTTCTACAGCAGCAAATGTATGTGATGAAACAGTTAGTTTTACAAATGCAGAAAGGGTAATAAGAGGAAGTAAAGTATCGCAAACATATGTTCACGGAAAAGATTTTACAGTCGATAGTTTTACTTATACTAATGCAGATGCACAAGGAACATTATTATCTTCTTTAGATGAACATAGATATAGTATGAATGGAACATTTGACACAAATGAAACACCTAAATCTATAATTGAAAATATGCTTTCATCTTTAGGTGGCACATTCAATTATACTGCAGGTGAATTTTCATTAAAAGCAGCATCATATATAACACCATCAGATACATTAACACAGGATAATCTAAGAGGTGGTGTTAGTGTTAAATCAAAAGAAAGTCGCAGAGATCAATTTAACACAACTAAAGGTGTTTTTGTTTATCAAGGTGAGGGTTTCCAACCTACTGATTATCCAACAATTACATCTTCAACCTTTGTTTCTGAGGATAATAATGAAACAGTTTTTGCTAATATAGATTTTCCATTTACAGTTGTTCCAACTATGGCACAAAGATTAGCTAAAATTGCATTATATTCTAATAGAGAGCAATTATCTTTGGTTTTTCCTTGTAATTTAAGCGCATTTAAATATCAAGTTGGTGATACTATAATGGTTGATTTAGATCGTTATGGTTTTTCTTCTAAGGTTTTTGAGGTTGCAAAATGGTCTTTAGCATTAGATCAAGATGCTAATGGTCAACCTGTTATGGGTGTTGATCTATTATTAAAGGAAACAAGTTCTGCTGTTTATGATTGGAATGCTGAAGAAACAACATTTAGCCTAAATAATACAACATTATTTGATGCTAAAACAGTTGCTGCACCGGGATTAACTGTTACAGATGAATTAAGAATTGTTAATGAGGAAGCTGTTTCTGTATTATTAGCAGAAGTGACTTCAAGTAATAATGCTGTTTCACAATTTGAGGTACAAGCCAAAAAAGCAACTGATACTAATTATGTGACTATGGGTAAAGGTGGAACAGGTCGATATGAGTTATTAGCAGTTGAAGATGATGTTGTTTATGATGTTAGAGCAAGAGCAATAAATGCTTTAAATGTTAGATCAGCATTTAACACACAATCACATCAAGTTGTTGGTAAAACAGAACCACCTGCAGATGTAACAAACTTTCAAGTTAATATTATTGGAACAGAAGCACATTTATCTTGGACACCTGTAGCTGATTTAGATTTATCACATTATATTATAAGACATTCACCATTAACTAGTGGCGCTATATTTACAAATGCAACCACTTTAGTAAATAAAGTATCAAGACCTGCAAATACAGTAACAGTTCCTGCATTAACTGGAACATATTTTGTTAGATCGGTTGATAAAATTGGACTAGCTTCACCTAATGCAACAAGTAATGTTACTTTAATTGATGATATTAAAAATCTAAATTTAGTTGCAACATCAACACAACATCCTAGTTTTACAGGAGCTAAATCAAATGTTGTTGATATTGGAAGTGCTTTAATTTTAGACACAGCATTATTTGATAGTATTTCTGGAGATTTTGATGATGCTATTGGAAAATTTGATGGTGGTAGTGGAACAGTTGTTTCATCTGGCACATATGATTTTGATACATATATTGATACAGGTGGCGTTTATACTAGTAGAATAACAGCAACTGTTCTTTCAGAACGTGTAGATTATGTTGATCTTTTTGATGATGCTAGTGGTTTATTTGATAATCGTGAGGGTCAATTTGATGGTGATACTGCAACATTTGGTGATGTTAATGTTGAATTACAAATAGCTAGAACTAGAGATGATCCAACAACTGGAACACCAACTTATACTGCATTTCAGAAATTTAATGTAGGTGATTATATTGGTAGGGGATTTAAATTTAGAGCAGTATTATTAAGTGATGATGTAGAAGCCACACCAAAAGTTACACAATTATCGGTGACTGTAGATATGCCAGATAGAGTGTATAGTGAAAATGATATAGCTAGTGGAACAGACACAAATGGGAAAGATGTAACATTTACACCTGCATTTAAAGAAATCTCTGGAATAGGCATAAGTGCAAGTAACTTAACAAGTGGCGATTATTATGTTATAACAAATAAAAGTGCTACAGGTTTCACAATAGAGTTCTTTAATAGTTCAAATGCGACAGTTGATAGAACTTTTGATTATGTCGTAAGAGGATATGGAGAATTAGCAGCATGAGGATAAAATATGTCACAAAATGATTTTACAATTGCCAATCAAGGTTTCCCGGCATTTAGAGCAGATTTAAATTCAGCATTACAAGCATTAGCATCTAATAGTTCTGGCACATCAGCGCCATCAACAACATTCGCTAATATGTGGTGGTACGATAGCTCAAACAATATTATGTATATTAGAAACGAAGATAATGATGCTTGGATAAAGTTCGCAGAATTAGACCAAACTAATGATAAATTCGTTTTAAGTGGCACATTACAACTAGATGATGGAACAGTATCAGCACCTGCATTAACATTTAACTCTGATACGAATATGGGTATCTATAGAGGTGGTACAGACATATTAAAGTTTGTAACAGCAGGAACAGATGCTGTTACGATAGATGCTAGTCAACAATTGGGTATTGGCACTAGTACAGTAGATAGTCTTTTACATTTAAGTAAATCTGATAGTACAGCTTATAGTGATACTGCTACAGATAGTCAAGTTGGTGTTGGTCCAACCATTTATTTAGAAAACCCTAGCAACAGTAACACTTCAGTTGGTGGTCAAATTGTATTTGGGATGAGGTCAACAGAAGAACAAGCAAGAATTGGTGCTACTGGTGGAACAACTCCATTGTTGGTATTTGGCACAAATGATGCTGAACGTATGCGTATCACATCAGATGGAATAGACTTCAGAAATGCTACTGGCACAAAATATGTCTTAATGAAAGATGGTGATGGTATACATTTTGGTGCAAGTGCAGGGAGTGGTAATACTAGCACAGTTCTTGATGACTATGAAGAGGGTTCTTGGACACCAGTTCCCCAAGATAGTTCTGGTAACTCTGGCTCGGGCATTAATATGTTTGGAAGTTATGTAAAAATAGGTCGTTTTGTTCAATTAAGTTTTATTATGCAAAATGTAAATACAACTGGATTAACAGCAGGAGATGAATTTCGTATTTATGGATTACCATTTAGTGCGGCTAGTCTGTCTTCATCACAATTTTGGCACGGAGGAGTTCGTTTAAATAATGTAACATTTAGTGGACATACAGATTTATCACTTCTTGATAATACAAATTATCTGCGTATTCTTGAAACAATTTCTGGTGCAACTTCAGATTTTGTAAATGTTTCTGAAACAGTATCGGGAAGTTCAGATTTTTATGGTTCAATATCTTATTATACCGCACCATAACAACATAACCCTATTGGACATAGGGTAGTCAGTCCAAACCAAAGGAGATAAAAATGGCTTTAACAGAAGAAACAATACAAGACAAAATAGAAATCGTAGGTGACTACAAGCACGTTCAAGTAAGAACTGCAGTAGTCATCAAGAGAGATGGCACAGAGATAAGCAGAAGTTTCTCAAGGCACGTTGTAGCACCTGATATAAGTGCAGATGACTTAGCCAATGAGAGTGCAGAAGTGCAAGCAATATGCAATGCAGTACATACAAATGCAATTAAGACAGCATATGCAACACATTTAGCAGAGCAAGATGTTTAAATGTTTTGTAATGATATGTAGTTTAATAAATCCTAAAAACTGTATGCAATTAGAAGACATAAGAGATATTCACAAAACGGAAGAAAGTTGTGTAGAAAGAGCAATAGAGATTGCAACAAAAGTGCCTTATTATTATCCTAATTATAGGGCAATGAAATATAGATGCAAAAAACTTGCGAAAGGGCAGTTAACATGAATAAAACACCGATTGATATGACTGCAGCAACTACAGCAGGTGCATCTTTATTTGGAATGTTGCCAGAGATGGCAGCGTTAATAGGATCATGTTTATCCATTGTTTGGTTTTCTATTCGCATATATGAAACTGAAACTATTCAAAAACTTCTAGGAAAATAATGGAGAAGTATCATCGATCCAATAACTATATCTGCTGCTATAGGTGTTGCTAGTTCAGCATTTAATGCAATTAAACAAGGTTTTTCAGTAGGTAGGGATATAGAGCAAATGTCTGGCGATTTATCTCGTTGGATGGGTGCAGTTTCAGATATAGATAATGCAGAAAAGCAAGCTAAAAACCCACCATTATTCAAAAAATTATTTAATGCACAATCTATAGAACAAGCTGCAATTCAAGCATATGCAGCTAAAAAGAAGCTAGAAGAGCAAAGATATGAATTAAAGATGTTTCTTAATATGACTTATGGGCATGATGCTTATAATGAGTTATTGGCTATGGAAGGTCAAATAAGAAAAGAACGTCAAGAATTAGTTTATAAACAGCAAAAAATGAGACAACAAATATTTGAAATA